ACTCAATCATGTCACCGGTCCATTTCAAACCGTGCATTCCTGCGCTGATTCTCCACTGCTGCTTTACCTCTTCGGCTGCAGCCATTAGCATTTCTTCTCCGACTTGTTCCCCGGCTTCGCCAAGCGCGGCAACCTCCCGGATAAGTCCTTCGAGGCCAGAAGTATTAAACCGTGCCATTATGCCACCTCTCCATCCCAAATATGGTGGATGTACCCTGTATCGTCTTCGTAATCAACTTGATATTCGAAGGAGATATCATCGCTGTCTAAAAGGGAGTCAATCTCTTCAACCTTTGGATCAAACTCCGTTTTCGTGAAGAGATCGACCTGGACTTTGATGGCTTTTTCTTGAATCTGACTATCTGCGCTTAATCCCTTCCGGCCAAATTCAGTCCATACAATATAGCTTTCAGCTTGTTGTGATGCATGGTAATGAAAAACAGGGACACCCACTGTAAGTAGTAAATCCCTTAACTCAGGCAAGGTCATAGGCTGCATCAATCCTCTCCAGGGATAGATCCATTACGGGCGGATCCACATCCGGCGGGTATTGGATCTGCTTGATCTCATATTGCTCACCATCGTTTGGAATGGCTACATCCTGAACCGATACGCTTCTAAGTTGTGGTACCCGGAGGATTAAGTCGATCCGCGCCTTTGCCTGCATGGCTGACCAAAACCTTCCCATACCCACAGTGCGCTCCTCATAACGTAAAGAACCGACCTTCAAGGTCAGTCCTTCTTTCGGCTTATTGCCGGGTAATGCTATGTTGCCAGCACTATAGATGTTTACGACGCCATCATTAAACGACTGGGTTAGCGAGCTCATAGGCTTCAACCTCCTTGGTCAGCTGAAGGGAGAGCAACTCATGCAGATAGTTTTTCTGGAATTGATCCAAAGCATTGGAACGGGCATAGCGACAATAATCAAAGAGTAGTTCCCGGGGCTTGTCCTCTATGCCGTAATCCATAGCCGAGCCGGCTATTCCATCAATGTACTTTATTCCCCGGGCAATAATGCCGGAGAGCTTTTCGTCTCCGGCAGGATCTGTCCAGGTTATGTCAAGGTAGTTTCGGACTGCCTCAAGCAGCCCCTCAGGCAGCGCCATTTATATCACCTCAATTAAGCTTGCTCTTTTGTTGCTACGACGCCTTCAACCGTTACAGTTTGTACGGCAGGTTGCAGTCCGGAAATATCTGCATAGACAAAAGCAGTGTTATCCAGGGGTTCACCGTGACCATAGAGTTTTACAAGGTAAACTCTTTCATCTTCGAGGAATCGGTACTCATCCGAGTACTCAATCTTTCCGGACTTAGCTGTCCCGATTCCCATGAAGTAGCGATTGGCCAGACCAATAATTGCTTTTCCCACGTCTAGCTGAGTGGATTGAATAATCCGTGTAGGGAACGGCAGCACATTGTTTACATAGGTTCCATCGGCTCCCCGGATCGTCGTTGCTGGCATAATCTTCTGCAGATAGTCTACCGGATTGACAACCATGATCACCTCTCGGACGATTCTTGTCTTTCCGTTGGGACCTACGGCCATTCCTGAAATTAGATTGCCGTAGCTCACTGGGTCAAGGGCCGTTACCGGGACAGTATTCTTCAAAGGGTAAACTCCATCGGTAACAACGACCCCTGTACCGACTTGACGGTTCATGCCGATGGGCATTTCCTTCCCGGTACCATTGACGATCCCCGCTTCAAGTCCATTTGAAAGGGATTCCCCTAGGATTGCTCTTACATAACGGTCGAGCCATGTAGGGCCTAAGTCGAGCATAGCCTTAGCAATCGGTAAGAAGGCAGATAGCTTCGTCAGGCCCATGTTAATTTTCTTGAATCCGGACGTTAGCTCTTTGACGATGGCAGCAGTAAGAGCGCCCCAGGTCGCAAGTTCGCTTCCGTTCGTATTCACAAGGTATTCGATCAGGCCTGAAGTGTTTTGAAAGTTGATGACTTCCAAGAGTGGGTGAGTTTCTAGTAAGTCTTCAAAGACTGCGTCAATCACGGTCTTAGGCATAACAACGTCGAGCTCAGATAGGGCTTGCTGAGGATTGCTTGTCCGCATGGCATCAATAACTTTCTGGAAGTAGTTATTTTCTTCAGAGGTAAGCTGTCGCACTCCCCTACCCGCTAGGACGTTTGTATCAACTGTCTGTACTAACCCTTTGGCTTCTTCCATAACGGCTTCCTGAATGGTTTCGGTAAACTCGGTAAACGCCTGGGCGAAAGCTTCCTCATTACCATCTTTGAGAGCCTGGTTCAATTTGTTCATGATCTCTGCCTTTTTGGCTTGTAATAAATCGAGATTCTTCATAGTCATTCGCTTACATCTCCTCTAAATAAAAATTAGCGGAACAAGGCCGCCATAAACTTCATGGTTTTATTCTCTTGAGGCTTTGGAGTTGGTTCTGGTTCTGGTTCTGGTACCGGTTCAGGGGACGAAGCAGAAACCGTAGATTCTTTCGTTTGGCCAAACTCTCTGACTTGGGCTGCCAAAGCTTTGTTGTAACTCAAATGCTGCTCGAAGGTCTTGTTCACTTTTTGCAACATCTGCATAGCCCCGGTAAGGTCAGCCTCCTGTCCCAGTATTTCGTCGGCAAATCCATAGTCAATACATTGTTGGGCAGTAAGCCATGATTCAGCATCCAAGAGTTCAATAAGCATTTCCTCAGTGATTTTCCCATTGGACTTCTCTAAATAGGCTCGTCGGTTGCCTTCCATGATAACGTCAAGATCGTCGGCAGCCTTGCGCAATTGCTTGGCGTTTCCTACGGCGACATTCCACATGTTATGGATCATCTGCATGGTATTCGAATACATAACCACTTTGTCGCAACCCGTTAGAATGAACGAGGCTGCAGAACAGGCGAAACCGTCAACGTAAGCAGTTACATAGGCGGGATGTCGCTTAAGTTGATTTCTAATCGACATGGCTTCATAAACGGATCCACCGTAGCTATTGACGTATAGGTTAATGTTCTTGGCATCCGGATACTTTGCCAGTTCATTCCGGAAGTGGTTGGCCGAGGTTTCGCTTTCAACCATATCCCAAGTCCACCAATCAAAATAATCACCCTCCACATCTCCGTAGATATACATCTCTAGGGTATCGGGATTCGTGGATTGCTTGATTTCCCACATGGGTTTAACTTTTTTCAATTGTTTCACCTCCCTCCAATGCGGCTAATAGATCTGCCACCGTGGAATAGTTTTTGGTCATAAAATGCTGCCAAGCCCAATCTTCATCAATGGGTTCATCTCCGACGGCAAGCCTAATATCGTTGATGCAGAAAGCTCCGCTGGCAATAAGCTTGTCGATGGCTGCCGATACACCCAATAGGTCGATATGCTTGATCGTCTTGGTGTCAATTTTGGTATAGGCCCCCTGGCTAAATCCTTCATAACCAGAGCGCTTGCGATTGATCTCCTCTTGCAGCTGATCCGTCAAAGGGTCAATGCAAAACGTCAGATAGTTATCGACAGCATCCTTAATGTTGGCCATATCACCTCTGAGTAGCGCCGGGGGAATACAAAAGGCCCTGGCCGTGAAATCAAAGATGTCATCGACCATAGCCCTTATATCCCTGGTTCCTTCGTTGCTGTAAGTCTTAGATCCAATGTCTGTATAGCTGTAACCGTCGAATAGAGGTAATACTGCATTATCAGCTTCAAAAAACGTCTTAAAGCGTTCGTTCATCAGCTTACTAAACGTTTCTTTATAGTTCACCTTACCTTGGGCAACGGCATTGACATCCAAGATACCTTTACGCCCTCGGGACTGTTGATAACTCTTTTGGCCATAGCTAATCAGTTTCCCATAGGATTCATACATGCCGTTAACAAGCCTCCGTATATCCTTGTTGTTGAGCTTAAAATAGAGGACTTCGCTCATTGTGAAGGTCTTGTCGAAGTTAAAGCCATCCACGGATACTTGAGTGAACTGATATTCAAAAAGCGCATACTCTTTTTTATTAAAGGTATCCGCCACAAAAAGTTGGTCATTGACACTAATGATTAAACTCTCGTTTTCTTCGTAAAGCTTGCTGATCCACTTATGAATAAAGACACTGGAGTTTTGGTTCTTGTTCGGCTCGACGTTGAACAGATAGTACTCCTTAAGCTTCACTTCTTTCCCTCGAAGATAGGTTTTGAACTCACACTTGCTGATCGAGTTCGCCACCAGGTTAACAGCAGACTGAAAGGCCAGGTTGCGAATATACAGCTCAGCTTGAAGATTGAAAAATTCCGAGGCATCAATCTCTGTTTCAACCGGCTGGCCTGTACTTAATTTGTCAACGATCCAAGTTAGTAACCCCAAATTTCCACCCCCTTTCATCCTTAATACGTGTAGACATCCTCATCCGGAGTTTCCGATGAACAGCCATCGCCAAGTTCACTCTCAATGGTCATTGCTGCAACAACGGCCATGAACGGATCTGTCTTGCGGCTTTTTGCTTCAATCTTGCCGTAAACGTAGTTCCCTTTGTCATCTCCGGTTTTAACGCCTGATTTAATAAGCTTTGTGTTGTTGGTCGCCCAGCGAAGGACTGGGTTATCTCCCCATATAAAGTAATGATTCACAAAACAACTATCTATGATTGGCACTACTTTCATAATATCGGATGGTCTTACCAACTTAACGTTCTTATAATCTTTAGCATCGAATCCAACTTTCTTGAGCGATTTTGACAGAAGAGAGTACCTGTAGTTATCTAAGGCAAGTTGAACCAAATTGTATTTAGTTGCCTGTTCTGCGATATACTCGGATATTAAATCCGGGCTAATTTCAACATCATCCACTAATGTCAGATGCCCTTCGCTTTCCCACTGCCTCCATGGTATTTTAAGTCTTGGTATATCTGCCGACTTCAGACATAGCCAAGAATGAGAAATGTCATACCTCAAATCACCCTCTCTAAAGTGTAAAGCTACCGATGCAAAGTCTGTAACCTTCATGTAGTCAATTCCAACGGTAGCACTTCTTCCGCTCTGATCTGGGATCGTCTTATTGGTTGCAGCTATATTTTCCCACTCCGTAACAATTATTTCTCTATTCTGTTTCGGCCAGTTAAGCCTTTTGGTATAGAATTCTTCTTCCATACTTGGCTTGTATTTCATCTCGATAAACTGATTTTGCATTTCCTTCATGAGTTCTGGAAAAAATCTCAATGAAGGATTTGCTTTATGCCACATGGCCGGATTCAGCGCGTCCGCCTCGGCATCAATCCTGTAGATGAGTGGTAGCCATCCAAGATCCTTGATTGTGCCATTTAGGATATCCCCGGCAATTGCCAGCATGTCATCTAAAACACCTTCTCGAACGTTACCGTTGGTAGTAATATAAAAAGCCCTGGAGTGCTTGCGCTTTCCAAAGCCTGACGTGAATACTTTTATATTGTCATATGATTCATAACCATGAACTTCATCGAAGATTAGGCAGCCGGTTCTTTTACTGTCTTTTGTCTTGGCGTTCGAGGTATTGAATTTAATATAAGATTTTGTCTTAAGGTTGATGATGACTTCCTTGGTCTTGTAAAAAAACTTTTTTAGTTTTGCCCATTTACTTTCAAGCACTTCGTAGACATCATCGAAAGAAGTTTTAGCCTGGTCCTCAGCGTTGGCAACAATGTCGATATTGTAACCCTTTACCCCATGATAGTGAGTTGTCAGGTACCAGGCAATCGGGGATATGAATCCATTCTTACCATTACCACGGCCCATCATGATAAAGATGGTGCTGAATACTACCGTATCATTGGATTTATAAAAACAATGGATACACGCTGTAACGAATAATTCCCAATCCAGTAGCTCAATCTCAAAATACCGTTCCATTAGCTCAACGGCTTTATCGATCTTTTCGGTATCTATAAAGACATCTGGATCGTTTAGCTTAAACTCAACATAATCCATTGCCTTCAGTATATCTTTATCAACCGATACTTGTCCTGATCGTACGGTATCCATATAAGAGTCGATGTAAGGATGGTAATTACATTTCCTCATCGTCATCATCTGCCGGTCCTACGCTGCTTGCCTTTAATCCTAGCTCATTCAGAATCTTTAGCATTTGGGCGTTGGTTTTATTTAGCTCCGCGATGGAATCATTTTTCTTGAATCCGCTTTGACCACCACCATTATTCCACTCAATTGATACCCCTCGATCTTTTATATCTTTGATAAGCTTGTTTTTTATTTCCCACAAAGACATATAGTCATTGATGAGGTCTAGGTAATGGCTGCCATAGACTCCGTTTCGTTCGAGCTGATCTATGAGATCCTTTTTGATGTCTGTTTTTTTGGCCATACCCCCACCCCCCCTCATGTGAGAATTTCAAAAAATCTCTCTTGTCCATAACCCTTACCGGTCAAGCTCCCCCTAATTAAAATGCAATTTTTTCTGACCGGGGGTGTATTAATTTATTAATGGTATAAGTCCATGCAGGAAATGCTCAATAAAATCACTCAAGCTATGCGCGGCCACTTTCCAATTTGCTTTTAAGTGTTGAAAATAATTCATACTTACCACCTCTCCTCAGTCAAAGGTTTCTTCTGTTCCTTACGTCTGTAGCCGTGAACCTCTTCATGGCATGCATGACACAAAGGGATGAGGTTCCTTTTCTCTTTACCTTGAAATATATAAGTCTTACTCAAGGCTAATCGAGGATGCTTCTTGACATACTGCACATGATGGACCGTGTTAGCACGCTTATAAAAGCCACGTTCCTTACAGCGCTGACACTCAGGCTTATTATCTTTATTTAATACTTCTGCCCTTAGCTGTAGCCAATATTTAGAAACATAAAATGCATGAAGGTTGTCAGTATCAATTAAGCTCTGTACCCAACGCCCTACCTCATCCTGATTGTTGGCATCAATTCCTTGCACAACAATTCTCCCCAAAAAAGAAAAGAGCCCTAAGGCTCTTCTGCTCTTCTATCTACTACTGAAGGGTTAACTTTTCAAACATTTTTTCTAGCGCTAATAACTGTTTCACTAGTGTACTTATCTCATACATCTCATTCAACTCTGCTTGAATTAAACACGTCTCACAGTGTATTGATTAAACGCCTGCTGCTTTAGATAACATCTCGGCAAGTACCTTAGAGGCAATGTCTTTTAATTGCCACCTTCTGCTTTGTATCTAATTCCAAACCATCTTCACTCCTTTGACCTATTACTTCTACAAAAGGAACCATTCCCCTGCCATAGCATGTTATTCAAAATATAAAAGCCGCCCTAGCGGACGACTCTCTTTTTATAATATCAAGGGTTTAGAGCAAAACACCCCCAACTTTGTGCCAATTACTGCCAAGTATATCCCCTAATATCTACTTCTTTGTTAATTTTATCTTTTAGTTGTTCTAATTTCATAAGCACTTCTTTTGTGTGTTTGTCGTGTCCGGTAAAGCATATTCTCCAAGAATTCATTCGTCTTTTTATAATGTTATTTAAAAATAATTCCAAATACAATTTTTGTTGAGATCCTTCGGTTTCACCAGAAATTTGAAGTATAAGCTCTTTTGTATCTTTACTTATGTCATCATCTAACATTTTGGTGATAGACCAATAATTCCATAATTCAGTTTGTAATTTTATATCTAAGACTTTTGTAATATGAAGATCCCAATCATTACAATTAATAAGATGCTCACCAATACTAGACTCAAATTTACCATTTAAATTATCTGGTTTCATAATATCTCTTGCGATTTTTATATTACTGGCTATTCTTGTAAGTTGATCTATTAAATATATTACTGACGGCAACTGATTAATATATTCTTTATGTTTATATTTTCTAGCTTCTTCATCTAGTGTTAATTTCACACCCCAAAGAGTAAATAATCCACCAATTACACTTCCGATCATTCCAGTTATCCCTGCAAGAATAGTAGCTGAATTAGGGTTTACGGGTAGCTTATAGGCCCAATTAAATACAAATGCAAGCCATGATAAAAGTACAGGTATTAGTAGTACAACAACCAATGCTATACCAATTTTTTGATAAAAATTGGGTTTTTTTATAAATTTGCGCATTAACTCGACACCTCCTATAAGATATTCTACATTTCCCTATGAAATCCTCCACAAAGATTAAACCCTACAATTTAAGCTCATCAAAATTAATCTACCCCCCTTCGCTCTCCCAACATTTGGATAAAATAACAACAACTCATCTCCGTCTCTTAACCTTCTTTTTGAACACAGTTCTTGAATAGAAGACATAAACAGAGGCCCTATAAGCCTCTGTTTATGTATATTTTTATTCTCTTATATTATAGGTGGCAATCGTATGACAAAACTAGAACACTTTGAAGTTTAGCCGATCATTTCTTCTTTTAATTCTAACATGGCTATTCGAATCTTTTGGCAATAAGGAAAAGCCCCTCTTTACTACTCCTTTACTTTTAGTGAACACAGCTAATCTAATAGTCTTTTCGTATTTATATCATAAAGCATTAAGCACTTAGGTACACTGCCCATATTTATATTTTTGTCATTTCCTAAAGGGTTTGAACGGCTCTTGTAGAAATTCCTTAGTAAATATAAATAATATATATATCTCAAACCCTCTGAAAAGTTATGCAACATGTGAATTTGAGTTTCAAAAGGAGGTTTACAATCTTGGTTAAGCCCGCTTGGAAATGGAATGAAGATGATATATTGACTCTAATTAAAACGGAAGTAAAAGAAAGCTTGACGCTCGACTATAAGGAATGCGGTGCATTGAAAAGTACAGATGGGAAAAAGAATGAGCTTAGTAAGGACGTTTCTTCGTTCGCAAATTCTGCTGGTGGCACTTTGGTATACGGCATTATTGAAAATGGGCATATTCCTGTAGGAATAGATGAAGGCTATGATCCCAATGAGATCACTAAAGAATGGATCGAACAGGTTATTAATTCCAGAATTCAACAACGTATTGATGGGGTTATAATAAACCAAATTGAAATGCAGAAGTCCAGGCCAGGGAAAGTGCTTTATGTGGTACATATTCCGCAAAGTTTACGCGCTCCCCACATGGCGTCCGATAAAAGGTTTTATAAACGATATAATTTCGAGTCTGTTCCCATGGAGGAGTATGAAGTAAGAGACGTTATGAACAGGAGTGATTCTCCTGACTTAAGGCTAATTTGTGAATTTGGAAATAAAAAAGAAATTTCAAATGTAATTTACCCTGAAGGCCAAGCTTACTCTGCACCAATAAAGCTTGAAGCAGTGGTGATCAATGACTCACTTATGCCTGCTGAGTACTCTTCATTTAAGATATTAGTGGATAACCGTTTAAAGATAAACTCGTCCAGCTTTACTAATACTAATGAAAAAACCGAGGTTATTTTTGATAATGTTCGAGTTACAGCGAACATACTATATTTAAATTTATCGATTCCACACCATATGCCTTTGTTGGAAGGAATTAGATTTCAAATAGGCATACTTACTTTGTCAATTCCAAAAGGAGATGGAAAGTACGTGCTACATTGGAGTGCCAGAGCCCCAAAAATGCAGCCCAAGACAGGTATATTTGCACTCGAGTCGAATGGAGAACAAGTTAGTATCAAACTATATAACATATTTGACCGTGAGCTATAGAAATATTCTAACATAAAACGTTTTCCAACAATCTGAATGTATTAGTTTTAATGACCAGAGCCCAAATGAAAGCCATGGGATAAATTCTCCTGGTCTTACAAATTAGCTTTCTAAATATTTAGTAATAATCGGATGGCATGCTAAAACATTTTAAGCTGAATATCCTGCTTAAATACTATCCCTTGCTCAGTTAGATCCTCGACCATAAAATAAATCTTTTCCTCGGCCCTTTTAACCAGCGTCTGGACTGTCCCCTTCTGGATCCCCATGATATCAGCAGCATCCCCAAAAGAATAACCATTTGCTCTAACTAACGAGTATGCTTCCTTCTCTTTCACTGTTAAATCTCTTAGAGCTATCTTAAGATCATCTAATGCCCTCAACATTTTCTCGTTAATCTCAGGCGACTGGCTCTGAAGAGCAGCCGCCCGAACAAAAGCGATATTTCGCGGATCCACCGGTACCTCTCTCTGGATGGAGCTTAATCTTGTAATGCCTCTCCGACTGCCAGGTTGTTTCCCTGTCTCCATATACTCAATTGAATAGCTCAAGCTGTCGGCACAGCTGCCCAGTAATTTTTTATCTTCAGGATCGGTGGCCGCAATTCTTACTCTATTAACATGCCTTAACGCAATTTTGTACTCATTGATTAGTTCCTTCACCACTGGCCACCCCCTTTCCGTTCACCCCTTTATTCACATTTAAAACAAACAGCTTGTCCTAAGAGTTATTCACTGGACCCACAAGCTAAGCAATGCATACTTGCGCTAACTTTGACAGTCTTGCCCCCACATTTTTTGCAGCCAGCACCTTCCCTGTGGTAATAACAATTTTTCATCTTCGGATTCTTAGCAAGGCTTTTTGCCCTGCACTCCTGGACATCATTTTCAGTCTTCCTATCCGGATTGCAGCAGAACTTATGTCCACACTTAAGCACCTTTCTTACCTCCGATCCGCACCCACCGGCAATCGTCTGTATATACATATTTGCATTTACCCTTTTCATCACAAACCTTGCACTGGCAGTTAGAGGCTTGTCCTTTGCATTTTCGGCATTTACACATTTGACCTCAATCCTCTCTTCTCTCTAAGTATTTCAAGCCTTCGCAACTCAATTTCGTTTTCCATAACCCATCCAGAAATCGCATGAATAATATACTTTAAACGTCCTTCATCGACCGGCACTGCCTTGCCCCTCTCAGGTTCAAATATAAGCTTGTTTTCCGGAATATTTTCACCGGCATAATACTGGCCGTTAAGTACTACAAGCGCTTTCATGACTTGCTTCCCTCCTTGCTAAATCTTGACCAGCTTCCCATTCTCGAAAAATCTTGAACCAATCCTCGGCATCCATGCAGACTTTCCACTTCTCACGGTTTCTCCGGAAGGCCACAATTGGCATTTCGCCTTCTTTGGCATCCCTTCGGCTTTGAATCATTGCTTTTTCAATGTTGAGTGCTTCGACTCTTTTGCATTCGATGTGGATCCCCGGGAGGCCAACGACATCCTCTCCTTCTAGCCCACTAAATTGCTGGCCACGTCTGCAATCAT